GAGAGGGCTTCGTGGTAGTGGTTGAGAAGCTTCTTCATGCGGTGGGAGGCGATGGCCGTCTTGTTGGAGCAGATGTCCCCGGTCAGGATGCGCTCGTTGATTTCGTAGATTTCGGACAGCAGGGCGACCATGCCGTCGAGGTGACGGAACGAACTCATCGGCTGCGCTCCTCCATCTCGCGGATGACGCGTTCGTTGTGCATGGCGACGGCGTAGGCCCGGTCGTGCTTGGCGATCCAGTGCTCGCGGGAGGACTTTAGGGCGGTGGCCTCGGCGTCGAGCTTGTCGGCCAGAGCCCGCAGCGCGGTGCAGTTGCGGTGCAACTGACGGGCCATGCTCCAGGGGTAGAGCCACCAGAAGCGGGGGAGGGAGTCGGGTCGGATGATGTTCATGGGTTGGTAGGGTCGGTGGGAAGGGTCAGGCATGGGAAGGCTTGTATTGGGCGAGGGCGGCCTCGATGCGAGCCTTGCGCTTCAGGTAATAGCGGCGCTTGATTTCGGCGACCTTCTCAGGGTTCTCGGCCTTCCACTTCTTGATATAGCCAAGCATCCTGTCAGGGTTGGCCGCTTGCCAAGCCTTAGCCCGGGCGATGCACTTGGCCTTGTTCTTGGCGTAGTAGCGTCGGGCGGCCTCGCGGCATTTCTCCGGGTTAGCCTTCTGCCAGTTGGCGACGTAGGCCTTCATTTTCTCGGGGTTGGCCTCGCGATAAAGGCGGCGCTTGTAGGCGGCGATTTCCTTGTCGGTCATGGTCGTATCAGTTGCGGGTCTTGTAAGGGCCACGGACCTTGAGGTTCGTCCAGGTTGTCCCGGTGATTTCAATCCACTTGCGGAGGGAGCAGACGGTCGTGCCGAGGGCGGCGGCGGCATCGGCCTGCGACTTGCCGGCGGCGTTGAGCGCGGCGATCTGCGGTAGGATGGCCTGCAAGCGTCGGGCGGCGAACTCGGCCATCGGGCGTTTGAGGGTGATGACGCGACCGGCGAAGGTCAGCGTCTCGACGTAGGGGTGTTGGGCGTTGGGCATGGTGGTGGGAAATTAGCGGACGCGCTTGGAGGCGGGCTTCTTTTCGACGTAGCCGGGAAGGGACTTGTCGATGGCCTTGGCTAGGTCGGGGCCGGCGAACGTGACGACGGCGGTCCAACCGAGGATGGCGAGGACGGAGAGGGCGATGAGGGACTTCATGTGTTTGGTGGTGCGTCAATGACCTTGGCGGACTGTTCCGCATTCGTCAAGCACCTTTCCGCAGGAGAAAAGCAGACCCCTAGGCCAGCCCTAGCCTAGCCTACGGACAGCCCATTAGACCCCTCTGGCTTGCCCTAGGAGGCGTTTTGACGGCGGGAACGGAGGAAGACCGCTACCCCTACCCCTAGGCAACCCACGGCCAAGGCCCAACCTAGGTCGCGGACTGACCGCAGGGCTAGCGTCGCCGTGCTCATGTTGCGCTCAAGGTCGGCCGAGTCGGACTTCAGGCCCGCGTCCGTCACGATCATGACCAGGGCGTCGGTCGATTGCAGTTGGTCGAGGACATACCCGGCGATGTAGGCCGAGGAGAAAGCCGAGACTCCTGCGAAGCCGGTCAACAGGGTGACGGCCAACAGGAGGTTACCGCTTCCGCTTTGCTTTGCTGGCTTTGCCTTTCCCATGGGGTTTGAGTTTGGCGGTGACTGCTCCGACTTCCTTCTCTCCGCGGGCCTTGATGTAGCGCATCAGGTAGTCCAGGCATTCGGGGGCCGCGTAACCAGCCGCCCCTACGACGGCCATCCGCAGGCCCGGGCTTTGAATGTGGTCTTGGATGCCGTACCCGACCAAGGCCGCGGTGATCGCGGCGGCGAGGACACGGCGCACGACCCAGCCGAGGGAGACAGGTTCGGTCGAGAGCAGGAGGCGGGCCGTCATGGCGAGGCCGCCAAGGACTGACGCGACGACGCCGTCCTTGAGTTCCTTCGGGATGTCCTCGGGGTTGATGGGCGGGGAAGGGCTCACGAGATGCGGGGAGGCTTGGCGTTCGGCGAGATGAGGACGCGGCGATAGTCCTGCGACCAGAGGACGGCGGCGAGGTCTTTGCCCGCCCGGTCGACATCGGCCTCCGACAGGTGCGGGAAGGTCAGGTGGATTTGCTCGTGGCAGAGCACTTCGAGCTGACGCTTCGCCCCGAGGCGGGGGTCAATCTCTATGAGGTTCTCGCCGATGGTGGCCTGACCCCACGCACGCTCCTTGCCGAGTTTGCGCCAGATGACTTTCGCGGTCTTATGCTTGCGGCGGCTCATCGTCGTTAGGTTTGTTGACGGCGTCCCTTACCTTGTCGGCCAGCCACCATAGGCCGAGCCCGCAGGAGATGACGAGCGTCCCACCGGCGGCGTATTCGAACCAGGGCGAGTCGATGATGAAGGGCACCGATCCGCAGAAGGCTCCGCAGATGAGCAGGGGCAGGCCGATGCGGGGGCCGAGGAAGGCGGTGGTCAACGCACCGACGACGGCGAGGCCGGCACCGACGAGCGTCCACGTCTGGGCGGAGGCGTCCTTCTTCACGCGCTCGACCTCCTTGGTCAGTTCGACGATGCGGGCATCCTTCAGCTGCGAGACGCGGAGGGCTTCGGCCTGCTGGGTTTCCAGTTTCTCCCATGCCTTGGTGACCGAGGTGGCGAGTTGCCGACCGAACGCCATCTGTTTCGCGTAGTCCACCGGGTCGGCCTTGGTAGCCCTAGCCATGGCGAACTGTACGTCCTGCTCTGGGGGCTGGGGCAAATACGACTGGGCAAGGCGGGACTCGGCGACCACGACCTTGGGCTTGTCCGCGTTGCGCTCGATTGCCACGAGGGCCGAGGCTACGCGGTGATCCGTCTTGTCGAGGTCTTTGCCGAGGGACTGGACGACGTCGGGCTTCGTCGGGGCCGGCGGCTGGACAGGCAGGGGCTCCAGCGTGGCGGGCTTGCGGAACAGACTGCACCCGGTCAGGGCCAGCAAGGCGATGACCAGGAGCGTCCGCACGGCTTACTTGCCCTTGAGGGCGTCGAGGATGGTCTTGCCCTTGGCTTCGAGTTCGGACGCCTTGGAGGCGTGCTTACGGAAGACAAGAGCACCGGCGACGAAGCCGATGAGCAGGGAGACGATGATGGCGATGAACATGGTTAGGTAGAAAGTTTGGAGATGAGCGCGGCGAGCTGGGCTTCAAGTTCGGCGATACGTTCGGCGTCGGACTTGACTGGTTCGGGCGGAGGGAGATAGGCGACGCTGACTAGGTACTCGTCGGTCATCTGCTCGTTACCCATAACGGTGCGTCCGTCCTCGCAGGTGATGCGTAGGCGGTCGTCGGAGCGAGTCCATACGAGGCCGTTGTGATCTGTGAAGGTAGTCATGGTTTTAGCAATAAGTGATAACTACGACGGCACCGTTGCCGCCCTTGCCACCAGCACCGCTGGTGAAACCAGAGTCTGCCGAACTACCGCCACCGCCACCGCCACCGGGCCAAGCTCCGTCGGCTCCATTCATCCCATTGACGCCAGTACGATAAGCGCCGCCGCCGCCGCCAGTTGCTCCGAGCATGAGGTTATTATCAACACGGACTCCAGATGTCGGAAGGACTCCAGCAGTTGTTCCTGCGGAGCCTCCGGCGTAAGTAGAGATTGATCCAGGATAAAAGCCGCTACCTGCGGGAATGTTTCCGCCAAAGCCGCCGTTCCTGTTAGTGGTCAAATTAGCACCTTGACCGGCGCCAGCACCACCGCCAGTAGTTACCCAGACATATCCAATTTGAACGCCATTTGATGGACTACCAACGTTGCTGCATGGTCCTCCAGCTGAAGTGACGGTTTCCGTTACATACGGTCGAGAGATGCCTCCGGCTCCTCCGTTGGCTTGGCCTGTAGAACCGGCGCTTCCCGAGTTAGCACCGCCGATTCTATAGATGTAAAAGTCTGTTGGTGAAGCAGTCGCTGATCCGTTGTTTCCGTTACCGTCGCTTCCGCTGCGTGCGGCCCCTCCGGCTTTTCCTTGTCCAATAACTACACTGACCGTAGAGGGGACAGTGTCAGCGTGGAGTCGGTAAAAAAGATAGCCGCCACCGCCACCGCCACCGCCACCGGAACGGTTAGAAGTCGTGGGATAAACGGAGCCAGAGCCGCCGCCGCCGCCTGTTCCCCACATATGCACCTCAATATACTTCGCCCCGGCAGGCTTCGTCCAAGTGAACGTCCCGCTGGTCGTCGAGGAGCCGAAGGTCTGAATGTCCACGCCACCACCACTACCACCGCCCGCGTTAGCGATGACGAAGGCCGTCGTGGCGATCTTGGTCGAGTTGTCACCGAGAGTCTGCGTGACCGCAGTCGTGCCGGTAGGCAGGGAAGGCGTGCCGGTGAAGGTCGGGCTGTTCAGGTCGGCCTTCGCGGACAGGTCAACGGTCAGGTTGCCCGAGCTGACGGCCAGAGGGGACGAGACGCTAGTGATGTAGGACGAGCCGCCAGTGACCACATCCCAGGCGCCGTTCTTGCGGGCGTACTGCGAGCCGTCGGAAGGTGCGTCGTTGACCGTGGCGAGCGTGCCAAGGCCGAGGTTTGTGCGGGCGGTCGAGGTGTCAGCCAAGCCGGAGAGATTGCCCGCCTTGGTCAGATAGTCCGAAGCCGTCTCGGTCGCCATCGTGCCAAGGCCGAGATTGGAGCGGGCCGTCCCGGTGTTCGCAAGACCCGACAGGTTGCCCGCCTTCGTGAGGTAGTCGCCGAGCACCGTCGCGTTGACCGCCGTGGTCTGGATGGTCGCGTCAGGGAAGACGATGCCCTGAGACGGCTGGATCGTGAACTGTCCGTGGCCCGACTGGTTAATGGTCAGGGAGGTGGCGCCGAGGTTGGCGACGCTCGTGCCAGAGCCGGGGACATTGACGCCCGCAAAGGTAGGGGTGTCGAGGGAACCTAGGCCGAGATTGGAGCGGGCCGTGGAGGTCGAGGCGACGGACGCGAGGTTGTCGGCCTTAGACAGGTAGGTGCTGCTCGCGGCGCTGGTCGTGAGGTACGAGCCGAGGGCCGTGGTCACCCACGACTCCGTGGCGTAGCCAGTCAGGGAGGACGAGGTCAGGAAGCCCGAAGGGTTGCCCGACAGCGGGTAGTAGGTGCTGGCCGCAGCCGAGGTCGTGAGGTACGACGACATCCCTGCGATGGTCTGATAGGTCGAGGCCGCGGTCGCCGAGGTAAGGTAGGGCGTGAGGGCAGAGGACGTGATGTAGCCCGCAGGGTTGGTCGTGCTATACTTGCCGTCGAGGGCGGACTGGAGGTCGGTCTGGCTGGAGAGCGTGCCGGTGATGCCGCCCCAAGCGACGCCAGCGGAGTCGGTCGCGTTGACCCAGAGGTTCTGGGCCGAGTCGTACTTGAGGACTTGGCCGTTGGAGACGCTGGTGATCTTGACGTCGTGCAGCTCGTTCAGCTCGTAGCCGTTCTGGACGGCGACCAAGATGACGCCGAGAGTCGGATGGGACCGTACAACGATGCCGACATAGACGAGATGCTGCGGGGCCGATGGCTTCGTGGTCGTCCACGTTCCGGCAGTCGTAGGGGACAGGTAGAGTTGCACCCCTTCGGTCAGCCCCGAGGTGTCGATGTTCTCCAGTTCGCCGCGGACGATGACATAGCCGAAACCGTTGTTCGCGATGGCCGTCTTCGTGAACCCCATCGTCTGGGCCGAGTTCGCGTCGTTGTTAGCCTGGGCCAGCGTGATCAGGGGGCGGTTGCCTGTGGCGCCGGAGATATAGACGATGGAGCCCGCAGGGACGGTCGAGCCGGTCTGGTTGCGGACGTAGACTTCGAGGTTCTTGGCGACCGCCGTACCGCCAGCGAGGGCGGACTGGACGAAGGCCGTGGTCGAGATGGAGGTGTCGTTATCCCCGAAGGTCGGGGTCGGTGCGGTGGGGTTGCCGTAGAATGCCGGGGAGGCCAGCGGGGCGAAGCCTGTGGTGACCCACGACTCGGTGGCGTAGCCGTTAAGGATGGACGTTCCCGGGTAGGGTACGGTCTGCTCGCCGCGGTCGCCGAAAAGGATGCCGTTGCCGTCATTAGATGAGTCAACGATGATACGGCTTCGGATGGTCAGTTCCGTGAACTCAGGACCAGACTCGACACCGAGCCCGATGTTGTCGCGGGCCGTGGATAGGTCGGTCAGCCCTTCGAGGTTGCCCGCCTTGGTCAGATAGGCCGACAGGTTAAGGGTCGTCCAGTCGGTGTTGTAATTCGTGCCGTCAATCTTCGTCAGGAACTGACCAGCCGTGCCCCCGGCAGGGACTCCCTCGCCGGGTTCGCCCTGAGGGCCTTGAGGGCCGACCGGGCCTTGCTGCCCAGGGACGCCGACCGAGCCCGACAGGGTGCCAGTGATGATGCCAGTGATGGTCCCGGTGACCGTGGACTGGTCAGCCGCGAAGGTGCCGGTGATAGTCCCGAAGGTCGAGGCCGTCGAAGTGATCGTCGCGTCAGGCATGGTCGGCGGCGATTAGGCGGTGACGCTGTCGATGACGTTGACGCGGAAGATTTCGGTGCGGGAGATGTTCGAGCCGGGGAAGACGAACTTGATGTCCCAGCGACCGTTGCCGATGGCCCAGTTGGAGGTGTCGCCGTTGTAGTACACCGAGAAGGACAGGCCGTTGACCGCCTTCTGGACGGTCAGGGGGTAGACGTTCATCTGACGGTCCTCAAGGGAGGAGGTGATGGTCGTGGTCAGCAGGTCGGCAGGCCCCGAGGCACCGGGCGTCCAGGTGAACGTGCAGGCGAAGGTGTTGCCCTTCGAGACGGTTACGGTGTTAGAGCAGCTCATCGGGTCTAACCTTGCCCCGATTGGAAGGGGGGGTCAGGTAATGGGGTCGAACAGGCCGATATCCACGATCGTGTAGGTCGTCGGCATGGGGGACAGGGTCTGATAGTCCGGCGGGATGAAGGCGTCGTTGACGATTGCGTAGGCTTCTGCCGAGTCGTTTACCACGTCCTCACCGATAAGGACAGAGACATACCTGTCGTCGAAATTGATGGCCGCCAGATAGAAATCGGTGTCGTCAATCCGCATGGTCAGGTCAGCGATTGAAAGGGAAGAGGTCAGGCCGCGCTTAAGCAGACCTTTGCCCTCCTCGCTTTTGAAGTCCACCCCGGTGTCGGGGTAGACCTCATTCCCATCATAGCGGTCAGGCGGACCGAACTGGATGACGGCGCCGCGAAGCTTCGCCCAGGTGTTGATGCCTACGACGTTGTCTCCGATGACGTAGCCCATCAGATGCGGGCGTAGTAGTACTGCGCCGTGTCGGTCCCGAGCTTGATGCGGTCGCCCCAGAGGGAGCCGGTGACATACTGGGTGACGCTGAAGGTCGTCGGCGAGGTGATGCTATCGACTGAAATGGTCCCGATGCAGACGAAGCCCCACGTGTCAGCGTCGGCGGGAACCTCGTTGCCTCCGATGATCTGAGGGTAGCGATTCGACGTAGTCGTGAAAACAGGGTCGGGGTAGTTATATGGGGACGCAGTCTCAGGGCCGGCACGCAGGACGATATAGGAAATCTTGGACGTACTGTCGTAACTGGTCGAGTCCAGTTCAGCCGTGGGCGGGTCTGGCTGACCTGTCGTTGCGTTGGTTCGGTTCAACTGAACAAGCGTTCCAGCCGTCACGTCGTCGATAGCGGCGACGATGTTGTTGAGCGTGCCAGGGACGACCTGATAGCGGACCTTGTTCGACCCTCCTGACGTGACGATTTCCACGTTCACGATCTTGAAAGGATGCCTTGGCGCTACGGCATCGGTGCTTGGGAAAGGGTTGCTTACGTCAAGCGTCACGCCATATCCGCTTGAATTGAAACCGTAACCGCTGCCGGGCTGGATGTTCATGCTCGGACGTAGACCTCTTCGGGGTAGCCTTCTCGGTTGAAGCGGATTTCGTAATTGATTTTCACGATCTTGGGATTCCCGCCAGAAGGGACGCAGTAGTCCTCGAAGGAGGCTTGGGAGAGCAGAATCGTGTCACGAGATGCGCCCTTGACCGTAGCGGTCCATGTCGTACCCATGTGATTAGGAATCAGTTTGATTGCCGCGAACGTATTGACGTTGGAGGTCTTTCCTACGGAGTTCCTGATGGCCGTGATATCAGCCAAGGTCTTCGTGTAGATGACCCCGGAGAAGGAAGTGATCGGGGAAAGGTAATGCGTCTTGCCGTAGAAATACTGCTTCGCCTCGGTGCTGGAATCCTTGAACCCGGTAAACCCGCCGGCGTTGCTCGTCGTGCCCTTGAAGTGCGCGCCGAAATCCCCGCCGACCTTCTCGTTCGGGTCGATTGTCGACACGGTGAACGTCGTGCCGTCGCCCGCAATGGCGGTCGAAAACCCGGTGGCAGGACCGAAGAAGTTCGGGTGCGTCGTGATGTGCTCAGAGGTCAGGCCGTGCGAGGCGGTGACATTTGGGTTGGTACGATCACCCACCGAGGAATCAATCCCGACATACTCGGCATCGATGGTGTCAAGGTCGAGAGGCCCGCGGCTAAGCGTGAACTTATGGACGAAGAAGTCCGAGTAGATCGGATGGACCTGCCCGGTCGTGACAGCGGTCCCGCCGGATGCCTTGTCCACGACGTAAGTCGCGCGGGCCGTCATCAGTCCGTAGCCGTCATTGGTATAGGTGCTTCCAGGCTGGATGAGCTTGGAAGAAAGATTGTTACCTGTTGATACTTTTGACATATTATTTCTTCTTGGTTACGAGGGATGCGCGCGAAGGGGAAGCGTTGGCAGGGGTGCTGGGAGTGGCGCCAGAAGCCGTGACGTCACCTGTAGGCCCGGACGAACCCTTGCTCGCGATGACCTGCAGGACGGCGAGTTGTTCGCGGGCGATGGCCTGCTGCTCCTGGAGAGCCGTGACGACAGGGTTGGCGCCGACGCCGATCACGTTGCCGGAGACCGAACCGGGGATGGCAGATGAGGCTTCTTTCTTTTCGGTCTTAGCCTTGGAGGCGGCCTCTTCCCTCTTGATGCGTTCGGACGCTTCCTTCTGCTTTCGCTGGGTTTCTTCCCACCTTGCCACAGGGTCTTCGACGGCGCTTTCAGCGATGAGTTTCTGAACTTCATCCTGGATGGCCTTCTGTCGGGAGAGATTGTTTGCCGCATTGAACATGGCCGAACCGCTCATCCCTGGAGGCAATGAGCCCTTGAACCTGTCGACGATGGCCTTGCCTCGCGGGTCATTCTGAAGGAAGTCCAGCGTCACGTCTTCGCGGGCGGTCTGCGCTTCTTCGGCGGTCTGCTTGGTCTTCTTTTCGCGCTCAGTCTTGCGGGCCCAGTACCTGTCCTCGGCGGACATGAGTTCGTTGGTGCCGTCAATCGCCGCTTGGGCGGCGTCTTCGTGCCTTTTCTGGTTGTCCGCGATGAGCTTCGAAATCATGCCCAGAGCACCCTGCAGCAGGATCATCGGGGCGGTGAAGCCGAGGAAGATGTCCTTGAACGCAGTGCTGAACTTCTTCTGGATGTCCTGCACCTGCCTCTCGAAAGAGACGGTGGCGGCCTTGGCCTTGTCCATGGCCTTGGGCACGTCCGAGTTTGTCTTGATGTTAACTTCCAGAGATTGGGCCATCGGTCGTAGGGGGGCTTTCCTTTGCAGGATTGGAAGCAGACGCGGCGGCCTCCTTGGCCTGTTCCTCCGCCATGAAGGCTTCCTCCTCGGGCGACATGATCGCCACGTCCGCCCCCTTGCGGATGGCGAAGGCCGCGTTCAGCCAGATGGCCTGACACTCCGGCATCTCCCAAGCCCTCTGCTCAGGGATGCCGTTTGCGATGAGGTTTGAAACGATAGACAGCGGCCACGGCACGCCCTTGTCCCCGCCCCCTGACTTGGTCTTATTCTGCTCCCAGAACTTCGGCCAGTCGTCGATCAGGATGTAACCGGCGAAGGCTTCCAGCAGGCGCTCGAACTTGGCAGGGTTACGGTTCATCACCATTATGTTCAGCTTGTCTTTCAAGCTGATGTCTCCAATCGGCTCTTCGGCGCACACCTGGCAGGCGAAGATTAGGTCGGCGGGCGTGACCCCCCTTGAGCCTGTCACCATAGGTGAATCGAACGCCATCAGACGCACGCGGTACTTCAGGCACCACGGATAAAGCACTCGACCCAGCAACCGAAAAGGCGCCGGGTCGACATAGGCGTTCAGGAAGCGGCGGTCCACTATCCCTAGGCTAACCCCCTTGCGGGGGTGTCAATCACGGGGTGATGCTTTCGTAGTCGACCGCGGTGATCGTGACGGCGGTGAAGCCCTTGTTCGAGCCCTTGTCGTCAATCTTCGTGATGGTGCCAGAGAACGAGGTCGAGGCGGAGCCAGAAGGATAGGCCGAGGCCGTGTTGACCGTGAATGAAAGAGCAGCGCCCAGCACAGGCATAGAGGAGGTCTTGGCGATGCCTTCGATGGTGATTTCGGTCCGGCGGTCGTCGTAACGAGCCGTCACCGTCAGGCCGGACTCATCGACGACCATGGCTTCAGAATTGAAGGAGGCCGAAAGGCTGTAGCTCTGGACGAAGAGATTCGAGACAGTGCCGTTAATGCCATAAAGGCAGGTGGTTCCGGTAGAGATGGCGGCCATTTGTATTTGCGGGCTTTGGAATTAGGTTCAGGCGGGCAGGACCACCAGCACGTCGAAGGCAAAGGCGGTCGCCCAGGAGCGCTCGTCGATACCCTCGTCCTCGGAGGTCATGGTCACGTCATAGCAGGCCGCGTCGGTCGAGGTGACGAAGGCGGCCTTGATGGAGGTCAGGTCACGCATATTGCCCGACAGGGCGGCGCAGCGGGCACGGTGATCGGCGAGGGTCGTGTCGTCCGCGTTGGAGAAAAGGGTGATGCGGACCGAGCAGGCATAGTTGCCTTCGCCCTCGGGCAGGTCGCCAGGGGCCCGGGCCGAGTCGCAGAGCACGACCGCCTTGGGCAGGGTCTGGGTCGCGGCGCTGTCCCCGGTCAGGAAAGTGACGGTGGTCAGCCCGGTCTGGGTCGAGAGGTAGGTCGCAAGGGTGGACTCTACGATGTGACGGATAGATTTGGTGCCCATAAAGGTTTAACGGATCGTGCCGTTGTTGAAGTCGATGACGTCCCGCTTCAGGAACTTCTCAAGGTCGCGCTCAATGCGGGCGACGGCGTTCCCATAGACTAGGTTGAGGACGTGGTTCTTCGTGCCCTTGTCGTCGTTGTCGCCGATGGCGTTGCCGACGCGGATGTTGACCGCCTTCTGCGTGGAGTAGACGGACTGGATGACGTTGCCGGGGTGCTTCTTGACGTAGCCCGCCACGCCCTTGCGGCCGAAGTTCTGTTCGACCCCCTTCTTCTTGGGCTTGGGCAAGGACTGCATGGCGTTCCACCAGCCCGCCTTTAGTTTGCCGACCTCTTGCTGGCGTTCCTTGATGTATGCTTTCAGTTCGGACTTCGAACCGACGAGGAACTTGCCCATGTAGTCGCCGCGGCCTTTCTCAATCTTGGTCTTCCCTTGGCGGGTCAGACGCTTGAAGCGGCTGTGGACCGGACGCAGGTCGGTCACTAGCTCGTTACCGGGCTTGCCGCTGGACTGGTTGAAGAAGTTCTGGGCCTTGCGGTAGGACCGCAGGACGTCGGAGTCCGCGACGATCTGATTGGGGATGACCGCGTCGAAACTGATGGACCGCTCCTGGGCTTGCTTCTTGGCCGTCGTGAAGTCCCCGAAGTTACGGCGCTTGGCAGCCGAGGCGAGGTTGTTGAGCATCATGGCCCCGGCCACCTTGGCCTTGTCGTTCTGGGCGACGAAGAGGGTGTTGATGTCCCGCTCGACCGCACGGCGACCGACGAGCTCTGCCTGTTTGGTTTCGCCTCCGCCCCCGCCTAGTTTGAACGGAGGGGTGAAGATGATGGCGTCTCGGCACATCAGGGCCGCTTCCCGGAGGGCCGCGTATTCGATGGTCCAGCCGACCTCCTGAGCCATGGAGGTCAGCGCCTTGTTGAAGGTCGTGACGTTGGTGTGGACGAGGCCCACTTTACTGGTTGTCGTCGATGACGACGAGCGTGATCCATGCCGACCCGGGCTTATAGGTCTGGGTCGTGATGCGGACGGTCTTCCCGCCGGCCACGATTTTCTTGCCTTGGGCGAGGGAGGCGATGGGCAACCCTCCGCTAAGGGTGGCCGCCGATGCCCCAATAGACCCATCTGGCTGGCTCCAGGAGGCCGTTACAGCGGGCAGGCGGACGGTGTACTGGGTCCGCTCGCAATAACCCCCTGCTTCGAGCACGGTCGAGACGGCGGGGTCGGAGATGAGGCAGGAGAAGGTGATGGCCCCCGAGTTGGCCGACCCGGCCACGCCGAAGTCCGCGATCATCTCCTTCGCGTCCGCCAGAAACTCAGAGTAGAGGCTCATCCTATACTTGCCCCGATTGGTAGGGGCACAAAAAAAGGGCCCCTTGCGGAGCCCTTTCGGTTTGCCGTGAGGCCGCTATCAGGCGGTCTTCAGGCGGTGGAGCGAGGACGCACGTCCGACGGCAGCCCCGAACAACAGGGTGGCGGTGACGTTGTAGTAGCCGGACTGCTCCTGGCCCATGAGGACCTGGACGCCGAGGCCGGTGTCGGCGTCGACAGCGTTGGCGACTTCGAAGCCCGGGATTTCGGACATCGGGAGGGCCGAGGCGACGGCGATGGCGTCAGCGCCGCAGGCGAAGCCAGCGAGGTTTTCGCTGTTCGTCGGGAGGCTGTTCCACTGGTAGACGGCGGCACCGGCGAGGGTACCGATCTGGCCGGAGGTCAGGATGCCGGCACCGAGGACGGAGTTGCCGATGATGGTGGCGTCCGAGAGGAGGCCGTTCGCGTAGGTCGGGTTCAGGATGAACGCGCGGGGCTCAGCGGCCTTGGCGGCGTCGAGCACGCCCTTGGCGGTCACGACTTCGGCGTAGGTCAGCGCGGCGCCGGTGTCGACGTTCGAGCTGTAGTTCGCGTTGGTGATGAGCGCGCCGATTTCGGCGAGGCACTTTTCGGCGAGGGCGTTGGAGGCCGTCGGGACGAAGGCGTTGGCGAGGAACTGGGCGCCGTACATCTTCACGTCCAGGGGAGCGAAGCGGGACGAAACCTTGAAGTGCTTCAGGGTGACGTTGGCGGCCGTGATGGTCGCGTCATCCTGCGTGAGGTAGCCGCCGGTCGAGAACTCGGTGGCGGTGGAGGTGCCGATCAGCGGGACCTGAACGGTCTTGCCGGCGCCGGATTCGGCAGCGGTGAAGACGGACGAGAACGCGCGGAGGGCGGGGAGCTTGCCCTTGAGGGAAGCGATGACGCTTTCAGCGAGAATGCTGGGAGCGACTGCGATGGAGTTAGCCATGGTGTATTAGGATAGGGTGAGGGTTGAGGGAAATTAGATGGCAGCCTTGATGATGGCGTGCTTGTTGGCGGCGAAGTAGTCGTTACGCTCCTTCGAGCCGACCGGGAGGGTCATGAAGACCGCGAGGTGGTCGACGGCTTCGGCGCTGGGCTTGCTGTCCGCAGGGCTGAGTTCGACCGGGGAGACGCCGACGGAGGCCACGATCTTGGCGGCTTCCTTGGAGGCCGAAACCTTGGCGGCTTCGTGCTGGGCGACGAGGGCCTTCAGCGACTCGGACTCCTTGACGGCCACTTCGAGGGCGGCGGTCAGTTCGGCGAGCTTGGCGTCCTTGAACGCGGCTTCTACCTTCAGGCTTTCGAGTTCGGCAGAGACGCCGACCGTCATCTTTTCGACGGTGGAACGGAGGTCGTCGCGCTCGGCGGTGAGGCCCGAGACGGCGGCGGTGGCTTCGAGCAGCTGTTCTTCGATGGTCATCTTGAGTTTGCGGGGATTGGAATTAGAACGAGCGCAGGGCGTCGTTGAAGGAGTCGGCCAGACCAGTGACCAAGCCCTGGGCGGCGGCCTGCTTCCCGGAGAAGACCTGACCTTCCATGGCTTCGGCCTTCACCATCTTGCGCTTCATGTTAACGGCTTCCTTGAACTCGGCGTGGATCGTGTCGACGCCTTCCTGCAGGTTGCCCATCTGGTTCTCGTCGAGGCTCGTGCCTTCGATGCCGGCGCCCTTGAACTTGCCGGACTTGATGACGACCATCTTGATACCAGCCATCTCGGCGGCCTTGGAGTAGTCGGGGATAGCCATGTAGACGCCGATGGAGCCGACCGTCGAGGAAGGGCTGGCGACGACGCGGTCCGCAGCCGAACCGATCCAGTAAGCGGCGGAAGCCATCTCGGAGTCCGTGTAGGCGAGGGTCGGCTTGCCGAACGAACGCACCTTGTTGGCGAGTTCCTCGACGCCGGTGACCGTGCCGCCAGGGGAGGAGATTTGCAGGGCGACCTTCTCGACCTCGGGGTTCGCGGCGAACGCGTCGAGGGCGGCGGACACTTCGTCAATGTCAGCGACTCCCATCATACGCTCCAGAGGGGAAGCGCCCTTTGCAATGACCCCGACGATTGGGACGATGCCGATGCCGTCGACCACGTAGGGCTTAGGGGCGACGCCGAAGAGCTGGGCGAGCATATCCGTGAAGCCGAACTTCTCGGCGAGGACAGCGTGGTCCTTGGCCTTGGCAGGTTCGATGAGCAAGGGCTCGCGGCCCGACAGTCCGTTGGTGAGGAAACGCATGGTAAATTAGGAGTTGGGTTCGTCTTCTGAGGCAGGCTCTTCCATCGAGGCAGGCTCGTCCTCGGACTCGGGGCCTTCCATCTCGACGTCGCCGCTGATCGTGCCGACCGGGGTGTTGGACGGACGGAACAGGAGTTCGAAGGGGATGCCGTACTCTTCGGCGAGGTTCTTGATGTGAACCATGTCGGAAGCCCGCTTGTGCATCTCGGTGCGGAAGTCTAGGCCGCGCTGGGCGTAGAGTTCGGACATGGAGAGGAGGCCCATCTCGACGTCGGCACGGTCGTTCGCGGCCTCACGGCCAGCGTCCACGGTGACGCTCTTCGGGGTCGTCCAGGAAACGGAGGCCCACTGCGGGTCGTCGGGGAGTTCGCCCGCGGCGATGGCCTGACCGATGATGTAACCCCACGTCGGAACGCAGAAGTTCTCGATCATGATGGTCTGATACTTCGAGAAGACGCGGCCAGCCTTGGCCGTGATAAGGCGGACAGTGGCGCCGCCCAGCTTGGAGGAGTCGCCGACGAACTCGTAAGGCAGGACGCCTTGAGAAATTTCCCGCTCGAGAGCCGCAAGAAACCCGGTAAAAGTGGCGTTGGGGCGGGCTGACTGGAAACTCGACATGGATTCGCCGGGCGAGAGAGCGATGAGTTTTCCGCCCATCGTGTTGGCGAGGTTGGAATAGGACGAGCCATTGCTCGCTCCAAGTTCGGCAGCCATGTCTCCGTCGATGACTCCGCCTTCCTTCGTGATGATGCGGGTCACGTCGCCGTTGTCCTTCACGGCCTGCTTCTCAAGGGCGAGGATTTCCATCTCATCCTGGATGCTGTTGATGGAGTGCTGGAGCAGGGGCACGCCACGAGCGCCGGACGCGTACTCCTGGTCGACCACCATCATCATGGACTGGGCGAGGATTTGGCGGGACGAGCCGTCGGAACGGTAGACGTTGACGGCGATGTATTCGCCGAACGGACCGAACTGGATGCCGTCGTGCATACCTTCGGGCACCTTGCCTTCGAGGGGGTCGCCGACGCGGTGGGCCTCCATCAGCTGGAGTTTCGCCTCGCCGTTGGCGTTGCGGACCTTGGCGGCGAACGAGTCGCCGTCACGGATCATGCCGCGAAGCAGGATGGACTGGGCCTGATAGAACGAGAAGCGGTTCGTGATGTCGATGCGCTTGGCCTTCTCGGCGAAGTACGCTTCGTAGCGTTCCTGCATCTCAGGGGTCGACGCGTGGCTCTGGGGCTTGATGCCGTCGCCCACCGTGTAGAGGCAGATGTCCGCAAGGATCTGTTTGAACAGCCCGGAGTTACGCTCGGCCCAGCGGCACTTGCGCACCATCGTCAGGCGGTCGTAAGGGGTCAGGTCACGGCGAAGGTCACGAGGTTCGGCGCCGTAGGCCGCACGGCGGGCACGCGTCACGCCGATGCTCTGCCAATCGCCGTAGGAGGCTTGCGGCTGCGGAGCGGCAGGCGTGGTCGGCTTCGCCTGCTTAGGGCGTAGGCTGACGGTCGGGACGGTCTTCTTGCGGGATGCCATGGAGAATTAGTCTTCGCGGTTCTGCCAGTCGGTCGAGATGACCGTGCGGCGAGCGCCGTAGGTGGCCGGGTCGAGGCGAGACAGGGCGAACATGGCCTCGGCGAGCATCTCCTTGGGAGGCATCGCGAACTGCTTGGACGCGGACGAGCCGGAGTCGGAATAGGACATCAGGGTCTTGCCCTCGGTGATCATGGCGACCGCCTTGGATTTGATGTCGAGGAGTTCGCACTCCGTCAGTCCGATGAAGAGTCCAGAGGCCATTTATCTTGCGACCATTGGAAGAAAAGGGGGGTTAGCCGCCCAGCCCACGCCACAAGCTTCTTCCTCCTGCGACACTAAACGGCTAACCCTTGGGGAAAGTCTGCCCATCCTCAGGACGGTTGCAAGTCGGTTTCGGCGGTTTCCCGACCAGCGATACCCCAACGAACGGCGGCCAGAAGGGCGAGGATTTCGCAGTCCATGGCGTGATTGTCCCGCTTGCCCTGCGGGAGTATCCACATGGGTTTCCCGGTCCGTTTATCCTTTACGCGCACCTCGGCACTCAGCTGAGATACATACTCCTCGGTAGCGTCTACCCCATAACTCCAGACGCGGCGAGCCCGCAGGCCGTGAAGGAGGTCCTTGCCGGCGGTGGCACTATGCACAATCAGGACGGCCCGCTGCGGGATGCCAGGGACGACGATGGACTGCTTCTCAGAATAGAAGCGGCGGGTCGTGTTGCCTGACTTGTCCGTCACGGCGAAGTCGTCAGAGCCTGAGCCCTTTGCGGTCTTCCAGTTGCGCTTGGCCGTCTCGCGGTAGACCTCCGTAGTGTTGTCGCCTGAGTCGACGAGGACAAGCGCATGGTGCACGCCGTGCTGTTTGGCGAAGGCTTCCACGTTGCCCCAGGAGTCAATGCGGGCGAACGCCATCAGGCGGCTATGCCCGGTCTTCGCCCACCTGCGGACAGTCACCCAGAAGTGACCACGCTGGACGTCGACCCCCATCGTGCGGAAAGGTATGCTACCCGGGACTGCGTCCTTCTGCTCGACGACGCGGGCCTTCGGGGTGATCGCGGCCTCTGCGTCCCACGCGTCAGCCATCTTGTAGTTCGCTGCCTCGGCCAGCGCTACCATCTCGCCGCCCTCTTCGCTCCAGGGCATGGCAAGTCGCTTCTGCTTGAAGATGCGTCGGGGCTCCTCGTCTCCGTATTGGTCAGCGGCCTCCTTGGCCTTGAGCATCAGCACCCCCAGTTCGCCCCAGCTCATCGAGGCCAGCGAGTTCCAGTGAAGGCCGATGTGCCCGGAGTTTGCGGCCACGGATGTAGCAACAAACGTGCCACGAGCGTTAGCGTCCAGACGGCTGGCGTTCGTGTCAGGCAGATGCGTCCGACAGGCCGCACACTCGTACGTCGTGCCAACGCTCACCTTGTGCAAGTCCCATGTGCCGGTGGACTTCGCGTCCTCTGGGAACCTGATCTGTTCCCAGACCCAAGGCTGGAGATGGTCGCACTTCGGGCACCTCATGTTCCAGTCACGCTGGTCCGTCGTCTCGTGGAGCTGATGCCACTCTGAACCGGCCCTCCCGCCTTGACTCATGAAAATCCTTTTGCCCATCCAACCGAACGCAGTCACGCGCGCGCTCAGTTCGGCAAGGTGACCAGGCGGGGCCATCCAGCATTCGTCGGCGATGGTGTAACGCAGGGAAAGGCGCTGGAGGTTCGCCTCATTCCAGATGCCGCGGCAGTAGAGCGTCATGCGGTCGAAGTCGGCGGTCGTGGACCTGTCGAGGTCGTCGCCAGAAAGACGCGCCTTCACCGGCGGGCAGTTGTTCCACACTGGGCGGAGGTAACGCAGGGCGAAGTCCTTGGCCTCGGGGTCGGTGGCCTGTAGCACCATCGTCGGCCCAGGAGCGTTTGAGATGATGTGACAGGTGAGCAGGCGGGCGAACAGCGATTTGCCGGACTGGATGCTGGCGAGGATGGTCAGCAGTTTCGTCTCAGGGTCGGCAGCAATGCGTAGGGCTTCGGCGATCCACGGCGTGCGCTCGGAGCGGAACGGCCCGGGCATCGGCGAGTCTGGGATGGCGAGCACGTTGGACTCCAGCCACTCGACCACGTCGCCTGAGTCGGACGGCTTCAGCACGTCACGCCCGATGCGGAGAAGGTCAGCCTTATTCATACAGCCCTGCCTCCTTGAGCAGACGATACAGCTCGTCGGACAACTCCGACCACTTCCTCGGCTTGCGCTTGAACGGACGCGACGGCTTCGGCATCGGCTTACGCCTGGGCTTACGCTTACGCTTGGTCATCGGATGAGAGGTCGGCCTTCACGCGGCGCACCCAAGCCTCGAGCACCTTGACCGCCTTGGCCGGGTTCTCGGGGTTGCATCCTTCGGCCACGTCGAGGGCCAGTTTGTCGAGTCGGTTCACGATGCGGGCCGTCATCTCGCGCATCGCTTCGCCCGCTTCCTTGGATGAGATGTAATCCTTGGTCAGGATGAGCCGACGCTCCTGCTCTTCCTCGAGGGCCACCAGCGTTTTCAGTGATGCGTTGTACGCGGACTGGTACTTCCCCTGGTTGGGGTCGCCCCCTTCCATCGCCGCCTGCCAGACTCCACGCGCCCGACCGACCAAGGCTCGGTGCTCGGTGATCGTGTCGGCCAGCGTGCCGTCGTCGAGCTGCGCCGGCGCCGCCTTCGGGGCCGCCGCACGTTGCACGTTAGCCCGGGCTTCCCGCCACGCCCGAGCCGCGTCGATGGAGTCCGTCGGCATGCCTTCGCGTCGAAGGACCGAGATGCGTTGAGCGGTGACGCCGAGCGCCAAACCCAGTTCTGAGTTGGTCAGAGCCATGGGGTTTGCGAAACCGCCTCTTTTTGCCCACGGCCTTTGTAAAAAAGAGCCGTGGTGTCGGGCCACGCGA